TCTACTGGATTAAGTGGTATATCTAGTTCTCCAATAATTGAAAGAGTGAATCCTTTAAGATACGTAAATTATAACACCTAAATAACTAAAAAATACGTAAAAATGTCAGCCATTATAACTGATCAACTTAGAATATTGAATGCTGAGAATTTTGTCTCTGCTGCAACTTCTACTGCTAATTCATATTATTCTTTTGTTGGTTTACCTAATGCTACTAATTATTCTTCTACTTGGGATGCTAACCCTCCTGCACCTAAGGATAGTTTTGATCAGGAAGATGATTATTGGGATACTATGATTGCATTGAAGAAAGTAACTTCTTCAGATGTACGTAGGATGGTTAATAAAAATACTTGGACTTCAGGTATAACTTATGATATGTATCGTGGAGATATTAGTAGAACAAATACATCTCAACCTTCTGGTGCAACTAATTTATATTCTGCAAAATATTATGTAGTTAATGAAGATTTTAAAGTCTATATTTGTTTACAGAATGGAACAGACCCAGAAAATACTACTGGAAGACCATCGCTAGATCAACCAACTTTTACTGATTTAGAACCTAAAGCAGCTGGTGATAGTGGTGATGGATATATTTGGAAATATCTTTATACTATTAAACCAAGTGATATTGCAAAGTTTGATTCTACAAATTTCATTCCTGTTCCTAATGATTGGGAGACTAGTTCAGATAATGCTGCTGTAAGAGATAATGCATCTAGTAGTGGACAATTAAAAATAGCTACTGTTATTAATAGAGGATCTGGTATAGGAACTGCTAACAGAACTTATACTGGAGTTCCTGTAAGTGGTGATGGTTCTGGTGCTGAAGCAACTATAGTTATTAATAATGATGCAAAGGTAGAGTCTATAAACATAGCAAAAGGTGGTTCTGGATATACTTATGGAACTATAGATTTAGTTGGTGGTGGAGTTCCTACAGGAACTACAATCCCAGTATTTAATGTTATTATTCCTCCTCAAGGGGGACATGGATCAGATATCTATAAAGAATTGGGAGCAAGTAATGTTTTAATTTATTCTAAGATTGAGAATGATGCAGAAAATCCTGACTTTATAACAGGAAACCAAGTTGCTAGAATAGGTATAGTTGAAAACCCACAAGCTTATGATTCAACTTCCAATTTAACTATAACTAAAGCTAGTGCTTTATATGCATTAAAACTTATTGGAGCAGGATATACAACTGCTACTTTTAATTTGGATGGTCAAGTAACTCAAACAGTTGGGGTTGGGTCTACTGCAGTTGGTAGGGTTGTTTCTTATGATCAAACAACTGGTGTGTTAAAATATTGGCAAGATAAGAGTCTTGTTGGATTTAACAGTGATGGTTCTTTGAAAACAGATCCTACATATGGATTATCATTACATTCATTTACAGCAAATCCAACAACTGGTGGAAATGTTAATATTGCTAGTAATGAAGGTACTTTAGGAATAGATACTAACTTTGGAAGTGCTGGTAGTCCTGGTATAAAAACTACAATAAATAATAGAACATATTACCTTGGTCAGAGTTTTACTCAGGGTGTTGCTAATCCTGAAGTTAAAAAGTACTCTGGAAATATAATATATGTTGACAACAGACCTTCTATTACTAGGTCTGCTAACCAAAGAGAAGATATCAAAGTCATTTTGCAATTCTAAAGAATCATGCCACAGGAAACAAATTTAAACGTCGCACCTTACTTTGACGATTTTGATAATACAGATAATTATTGCAAAATATTATTTAAACCTGGATTGCCAGTACAGGCACGTGAATTAACAGGAATTCAATCAGTTCTTCAAAGCCAAATTGAAAAATTTGGAAATCATGTTTTTAAGGAAGGTGCTTCTGTAACTGGAGGGGGAGTTAGATTTAGTGGCGGATATACTTCTGTTAGAGTTCAGATATTTAATGAAGGAGTAGATATAGAAAGTTATTTGGCTGATCTTGTAGGAGAAGTAGTAATTGGTAGTGAAAGTGCAGTAAAGGCTAAAATAACATCATATCTTGGAATACCTCTTGAGGAGGATTGGTATGTTTTATTTGTTACATATTTAAATACTGGTGGAGAAGATAATGAAGTTTTTGTTCAAGGAGAAAGTTTATTATTAGATAATAATGTATTAAATACACAATCTGGTTTAATTTTTCAACCAGGACAATCTGTTGCTCAAACACTTAATGATATTTGTTCTTTTGAAGGATCAGCTGCTATTTTATCTTCAGGTGTGTATTATGTAAGGGGATATTTTATAGATGTGCCAGCAGAAACTCTTATTTTAAATCCTTATAATAGTAATGTTGATGCTAAAATTGGATTAAGAGTAACTGAAGATATAGTTAATTCTGATTTAGATGAAACATTAAAAGATAATGCAGCTGGATTTAATAATTATACTGCTCCAGGAGCTGATAGATTAAATATAAGGGTAAGTTTAAAAGCTATAGATCCAGCTGATACTAACAAACCATCCAATTTTATAGAATTGATGGAGGTTAGAGGTGGAACTATAATTTCAGTTGCTCAAAAACAAGATTATAATGAATTAGCAGCTGAATTAGCTGCTAGAACTTATGATGAATCTGGAAATTATTATGTTAAACCTTATTCTCTTACAACTAAAAATACTTTAAATGATTTTGAAGGAAATAATGGAATTTTTACAAAAGATCAAGTAACTTATAATGATAATACTCCTAGTGAGGATTTAGGTACTTATAAATTTTCTCCAGGAAAAGCTTATATTCAAGGATATGAAGTAGAAACTGTATCTCCTACTTTCTTAGATTTTGAAAAACCCAGAACTACTAAAACTTTAGAAAATCAAAGTATAAATTATACTACTGGACCAACTTTTGCTTTAAATAGAGTTTCTGGATCTCCAGTAATAGGTATAGGAACTAATTATACAGTAAGTTTAAGAAATCAAAGAGTTGGTGCTGCTGATACTACTGCTGCTGGTAAAGAGATAGGATTGGCACGTGTATATGATTTTGCTTTAGAAACTGGGGGTTATAATACTTCAACACCAAATGAAAATCAATGGGATATTTCTTTATACGATATTCAAACCTATACAGATTTAACTTTAAATACACCTACTACTTTAACTGTTCCTACACATATTAAAGGAAAATCTAGTGGTGCTACAGGTTATTTGAGATATAGTGTAAGTTCTGGTACTGCTGTAACTGCATATAATACTAAAGGAACATTTATTCCTGGAGAACAATTCATTTTTAATGGAATAGAAAGTGGTAATATTTCAGCAGGTTCTACTTCTTATTCTACTAGTGACATTAAATCTATTCATGGAACTGTAAGTACTGCTAGTACATTTAATGCTGACGTAAAACAAACTAGTTTATTCCATATAGGGGAAGTTAATATTAGTACTGCTACTACTTCAGGAACTTATCTAGGCATTTCTACTGTTACTCTTCCAGATCCAACAAAATATTTTGTTGGAATAGCTACTGTTGGAAATCTTGTTTCTTACACCAATACTAATATTAGTGGAGTTAGTACAGTTTCTTTCGCTAGAGTTGAAAGTGTATCTCAACATTCTTTAACTATTTCTGGAGTTACTACTGTTGCTGGTATTTGTGAAGGAGGATTACCTACATCACAAATTTACCCATCTAATTTCAAAGTATTATCTTCTCAATTCCAATCCTCTACAGATAATAATTTATATACTGAATTTCCTAAGGAGCATATTGCACAAGTAGATTTAACTAATTCTCATATTACAATTAGAAAACAATTTGATGTTACTATTACAGATAATTCTACAGAAACTATTAGTAGTGGAAGTGCTAATGAAACATTTTTGCCTTATGATGAAGAGGATTATATTTTAATAAGAACTGATGGTTCTACAGAACCTTTATCTGCTGATAAATTTGATTTTAATTCTGGTTCTACTTCTTTAACTATTAATGGATTGGGTACTAATGATACTGCTAAGTTGATAGCTACATTACGTAAAATAAATGTAACTTCTAAAATTAAAGAAAGACAAAAAATTAATGTTTTAAATATATTTAATTCTAATGATTCTGCTTCTGGAATTGGAACTACTACAACAAATGATGGACTTACTTATGGTACAGTTTATGGAACTAGAGTTCAAGATGAAGACATTTCATTAAATGTTCCTGATGTTGTTAAAGTACATGCGATATTTGAATCTAAAGATACTAACAATCCAGCTTTACCTAAAGTTACTTTAAGTTCTATTAATAGTTCAACAGGAAAAACAGGAGATCTTTTAATTGGAGATACTTTTGTTGGTTCTGATAGTAATTTTAGAGGAATTTATGTAAGTAAAGATGATGATTCTAATATTAACTATATAACCACAAATGAATTGGATCTTATCGTTGGTGAAATTGTTACTTTTGAAGAATCTGGAATAACTGCTACAGTTTCTTCTTTAACTGTAGGTTCTAATAATATTACCCAAGAATTTACATATGATGATGGTCAAAGAAATACTATCTATGATTATGCTAGATTAGTAAGAAAACCAGAATTTGATGCTCCATTTAGGAAGTTAAGTATTATATTCGAATCTGCTTATTTTGCATCTTCTGATACTGGGGATATTACTACTATTAATTCGTATAATAATTTTAATTATAAAAATTTACCTGATATTAATGAAACAGGTGTAAGTGATATTATTGATATTAGACCTAGAGTTACTGATTTTTCAGGAACTTCTAGATCACCTTTTGAATTTTTAGGAAGGTCATTTGATGGATCTGGAAATTCTGCTAAAAATATTTTAGCATCTGATGGTTCTATCTTATTAGATTATTCATTCTATCTTCCTAGATTTGATAAAATTTATCTTAATAAAGAAGGAGAATTTCAATTAGTTAATGGAATTCCAGCAGAAACTCCAGAATTTCCTGTTCCTATAGATGGAGCATTAGAAATAGCGTCAGTTAAGTTACCAGCATATCTCTTTAATATTAATGATGCAAGTATTGAACTTGCTAAGTATAAGAGATATCAAATGAATGATATCGGTAAACTTGAAAAGAGAATTGAGAATTTAGAGTTCTATACATCTCTTACATTATTAGAAAATGATGCTTTAAATATGAATATTACTGATACTGATGGATTAAATAGGTTTAAATCTGGTTTCTTTGTTGATGATTTTTCTAATACTGAGAATCAAATTAAAAATACTATTGTAAAAAATTCTATTGATTATCAAAATGGAGAATTAAGACCTTCTCCTCATACAACTTTACTTGATCTAAAATTAGATTTAGATAGTGCTAATGGAATTAGAAAAACTGGTAGAGCATTAACTTTAGATTATGAAGATGTAGAGCACATAAAACAACCTTTTGCTACTAGAGTTGAGAATGTTACTCCATATCTTGTGAGTTACTATGGAGGAACTATAGATCTTCTTCCAGATTCTGATATTTGGGTTGATCAAGTTACTCTTGAAGCTAAGCATGAAGATCTTACTACTTATACCAATACTGCATCTCAGTTAAGTGCTTCTGAGTTTGATTCTAGAGTAGGATATGGTCCAGTAACTTGGGGTTCTTGGAAGAATAATTGGACTGGTAGTGAGGTTGTAAGCTCAAAAGCTACACGTACTTGGTGGGCTGGATATGAGCAAAAGAGAACTACTGAAACTATTAAAAGAAAAACTGGTACTGCAACTAGAAAGGGAACTAAAAAACTTGTTAGAGAAACCTTTAGTACTATCAATGATGGTCCTAAGGTAATTAATACTGAGATAAGTGCTTATATGAGACAGCGTAATATGAGGTTTGACGCTAAAAAATTAAAACCTTTAACTGGAGTTTATGCATTCTTTGATGGACAAGATGTTAACAAATATATTATTCCAAAACTTATTGAGATCTCAATGGTTACAGGAACTTTCCAAGTAGGAGAGACTGTTATAGGAACTACATCTAATGGAAAACAGTTAATTAGATTTAAGGTAGCACAATCAAATCATAAGAGAGGACCTATAGATGATCCTACTGAGGTTTATAAGGTTAATCCCTATTATCAATTCACTCCTCTTTATAAAGGAACTTCAATTTTAACTGATGCTATATTGCTTGATAATATTGTTCCATCATCATCAACAACTACATCTACAGAACCTTCAGCATCTTCTGATCTTTCTACTATACCTGAATTATATTCTTCAACATCTGCTATTTTGAATGTAGATTTAGAAAGTTTAGCTGAAAAATCAGATAATATTTTTTATGGGTATATTGAAAAAGGTCTTAAATTAGTAGGTCAAACATCTAATGCTCAAGCCTCAGTTTCTAATTTAAGACTTAGAACAGATAATGTTGGGAGTGTTATTGGTTCATTCTTTGTTCCTAATCCTAATAATATAGCAAATCCAAAATTTGAGACTGGTAAAAAATCATTTAGACTTACAAGTAATAAGTTTAATAGTCAAGTGGAAGGAAATGTTACTACTGATGCTGTAAAAGGATTTGATGCAACAGGAAATCTTGAGACCTTACAAGCAACTATTATTAGTGTGAAAAATATTGCTACTGATACTATCACAAAAACTGAAAGTAAATCAGTAAAAGGTCCTAAAACTACTACTGTGACAACTAATGTAATATCAAGAAGAAGTCCTCCTCCATATGTCCCTCCAAAACCAACTACTAGAACATGGCTTGTACCTATTAAAGGTGGAACTGGAAATAAGCAGGTAACTCAAACTGGTTCTGGTCCAATAAAAGATACTGGAAAATTTATTGACCCAATTGCTGCTGCTTATGCTGATAGATCAGGTAATGGTCATACCTTAACTCAAGGTGCTTCTAAGTATTGGGCTGGTCAAATTACTAAAGATCTTGCTAAAGCAGGAATAACGAAAGGTAGTACTACTTACTATGCTGCAGCAAAAGCTGAAATGACCAAGCATTTGAAGTTTGCTGAAAAATTGAAGGCTGGTGGTGATAAAGCTAAAACAGCTTTTAAGAAACAAGTTGCTAAAGAGAAGGCAGCTGGCAAGAAGTTTTTCAATTATGAGAAAGATACAGCAGCAGGTAAAGCTGGTGAGACAGTTTCAGATCTCAAAAAGCAAAAAAAACCTTGCAAAGCTGGTCAAGATGATCCTTTAGCACAATCTTTCTATGTACCTAATTCTGTTGGAATATATGCCACTAAAGTAGATCTTTATTTTGGTGCTAAAGACGAATTCCTGCCAGTAAGTGTTCAATTGAGGACAATGAAATCAGGAGTTCCTACTACCGAAATAATTCCTTTCGGTGAAGTAGTTTTAGATCCTGATCAAGTTAATGTATCAGATGATGCTACTGCTGTTACAACAGTTCAATTCCCAGCTCCAGTTTTCCTTTCAGGTGGACAATCTTATGCTGTAGTTCTTTTATCTACAAGTAATGAATATACTGCTTGGATTTCTAGAATGGGAGAAATTGATGTTCAGACTAAAGATAATCCTGAATCTGAGCAAATAACTGTTAGTTCTCAGCCTACATTAGGTTCTCTATTTAAATCTCAAAATGGAGAAACTTGGAATCCAAGTCAGTATGAAGATCTTAAGTTTACTCTTTATAGAGCACAATTTACTTCACAATCAGGATCTATTAATTTCCATAATCCTCCTTTATTATCATATTCTGAGACTATTGCTCCATTAACAGGAGAAGCTTTTAGTATTAATTCTAATAAAATAAGAATAGGATTTAATACTACTATATCAGATACTGGAGTAACATTAGGAAATACTATTCAACAGTATGGTAGTAATGCTAGTGGTAATTTTGTAGGAACTGCAGGAACAGCAAATGGCAATTTAACTATTACAAATGCTGGTATAGGATTTACTCCTTCTTCTGGAAATTGGACTTATCAAGATGTTTCTCTTAATACTATTACTGGTTATGGTAGAAATGCAACAGCTAATATTACCATTAGTAATGGTGTAGCATCTGCTGCAACTATAGCAAATGGTGGTAGTGGTTATTCTGTAGGTGATGTTGTTGGTATCACATCTGTAGGTATTAATTCATTAGGAAGAGATATTAAATTCTCAATCGCATCTATTAGTGGTGTTAATGAATATATCCTTGATAATGTACAAGGAGATTTTGTTACTGGTGTAGGTAAGACAATTCAGTACATTACTAGTGCTGGAATAGTCACTCTTAACCACAGTGTTGGTGGTAATGTTTGGTTATCAGGAGATCCTGTAACTAGAACTGATGGTTTACATATTAAGGTTAATCAAAAGAATCATGGAATGTATTCTACTGAGAATGTAGTTACACTTACAGATGTTTCATCAGATGTTCTTCCTACTCAATTATCATCTGATTATGATTCAACTTCTACTGGATCTATCATAGTAAATGATGGAACAGAATTTGCTTCATTTGAAAATGTTGGTGTTGGTTCTACTAACTTAGGTTATATGAAGATAGGAACTGAAATTCTTTCTTATAGTGGAGTATCTAATAACACTTTAACTGGTGTTACTAGAGGGGTAGATTCTACACAAACTCTTAATCATAGTGAACTTGATTTTGTTTATAAGTATGAATTGAATGGTGTTTCTTTAAGAAGAATTAACACTGATCATAATATAGCAAATGCTACTGTTTCTAATTCTTTAGGAATAGATTACTATAATGTTAAAGTAGATATGTCTACTAATGGTGTAAATCGTTCAGTTGGAACTAGTTTACCAAAATTATATTTTAATGAAACTAAGTCTACTGGTGGATTTGATATTGTCCCAACTGAAAATATTCCTTTTGAAATAGTAACTCCTATAGTTCAGAATATAACTCCTGGAGGTACTACTGTAGCTGCTCAAATTAGAACTATTACAGCAGCTAGTGTAGATGGATCAGAAACTCCTTTCGTAGATAAAGGATTTGAAGATATTAGTATAGTAAGTGATAACTTTATGTCAAGTCCTAGAATGATTGCTTCTAGAATTAATGAAACTACTTTATTACCAAATCTTCCCGAGAATAGATCATTTACTATGAGTTTAAATCTATATGGATTAGATGAAAGTATTTCTCCTATGGTTGATTTAGATAGGGTTGGAGTTATATTAACTTCTAATAGAATTAACAATCCAATTGATGATTGGATTACTGATAATAGAGTTAATACCTTGAAGGATGATCCTAATGCATTTGTATATGCATCAAAACCAGTTACTTTGGAAAATGGAGCAACTTCTATTAAGATTCATCTAGAAGGTCATATTAATGTGACTAGTGATCTTAGAGCATTATATGCAATTGCTGAAGGTCCTGAAGATGAATTGATTTATAGACCATTCCCTGGATATCCTAATTTATTATCTTCAGGTCAAATTATAGATCCTGCTAAAAATAGTGGATTACCAGATAAAGCACTTCCTAAGACTGATGTTATAGCATATGCATCAGAAGATGTGGTATGGAAGGATTATGAATTTACTATTGATAATCTTCCTACTTTTAGATACTTTAGTATTAAATTAGTAGGTACTGGTACTAATCAGGCACAACCACCTAGAGTGAAAAATCTTAGAGTTATTGCACTTGCATAATATGAAAAAAGTTGATGGACATAGCAGTCTCATACGTGATGAGAATACTAATGCTATTTTGAATACTAATTCTGCTGAATATAATAACTATCTTTCACTTCGTGCTAAAAAAAGGCATGGAAGTGAAAGAATAGATAATATGGAAAATGATTTGAAATCTTTAAAAGATGATATTAATGAAATCAAAACTTTACTAAAAGCACTATCTAATGGCTAAAAACACTCTTACTTTTGACCCCAGTTCAGGTGTAGCCTATGGTGTCAATCTAACTATCAACACTGGAGCAGATTTGGATGCTGACTATACTGTAGTTGGTACTTCTGGAACTGCTTTTGATTTTACTGGATATAGTGGTTCTGCTCAACTTGCAAAGAGTGTAGCAATTGGTTCATCACAACATGCAATAAAAACCTTTGAAGTTGGGTTTACTAGTGCTAAGGGTGGAGAGTTTAGATTATCATTAGGTTCTACTGCTACTAGAACTCTAACAGAAGGTAGATATGTATATGATGTTTTAATAGGGTCTGGGTCTTCAGTTTATAGAATAGTATCAGGAGATGTGTTAGTTAT